GCCATATCACGGTCTCGCTGCCAGAGACTCTCAAGCTCCTTGGCAGTATGTGGCTTCCACTTGTTAATTCTCGCCAACGCAGCGCAATAATCCCCCACAACGGGTACGTGGCTCTCAGTGGCCAGGTAGCCCAGTACCTTGTCCCGGGGCTCCTGTCCCTTGAACGTGATGGGGATCTTCTTTAATGCGCGAATTACCAGTGCGTGGGAGATAGCAGACTGTGATATATCCGGGTACACGCGCGATAAAATGCACACGCGCGTCCCGTCCTGGGGCTCGATCTTCAGCTTCAGTCCGAAGACGCCAGCAGCATCAGACAGTGTCCTGCCAGTGGTTCCGGCAGTGACTATGACCAGGACATTGGCAAACGTGCCCAGCAGCGATGTGATCTTGCTGCCAGACAACACCGACGATCCGGTGTTGTAGGTCACTCCTGTTGAAGTAGTGACCTCCACGTTTTCCTCAGCCTTAATCAGGCTGACGAAATGGGATGCATCAGGCTCCTTGAACCCGCGTCTTGCGACCATAACGAAACCGTCTCGAATGTCAAATGAGACAGTACCGTCTAGGCGGGAGAAATCAGTGGCGTACCACACGCCATCGATCTTCACCAGTCCGTCGTCACCAAACACAACCCACGCCTTGCTGTCAATCTCCTCAAGGGTGTACTTGCGCCCCGTCTCAAAGCCCGGGCGCTTGTCCATCTCCATAAGGCGCTGACCGACCTCGAATGAGTTCAGGCCGATAAGCACATGGCAGCTGTACTGGAATGCAACCAGCAGGGGCGCTGTGTACAAGCCCTTGTTGACTGCGTCTTCCGCTGTGACGTCCGAGATGTTCCTCGGATCGCCCTCAGACGTGTAGACTTCCCTCTTCATGAAGGGGCTCACCCGGAAAGCCTTGTCATCCGGGTTGGCGATGGCCGCGGCGCGCAACCATTTACGCCTCTGCGCTTCGTTCTTGGCAGAATTAATGACTGCCCAGACGTCTTTAGGGACCAGCGTGCCTGGCCGCTTGATCAGCAGCCTGGCAGCCAACCCAAGGCATCTCTTGACGTCTTTAGGTAGGCCCGCCTGCAGGTTCGCCACGGCCTCAATTCGTCCGGCAACGCACGCCTCGTCAGACTCGCGTCCGAACGTGGGTGCGCATCCAGGCTCAATGATAGGTGGCAAAGCCAAGCGTGCCTTAGGAATACCCTCGTGCATGCCAGCATGGCGGACCGGTGTGTAATTGACCGCCAGGAAGCTAGGCTGGGACTTGATGTTGAGGTAACCGCAGATGTAGTCTAACAAGAAAGGGTCCTGCTCCTGGACATCCTTGTAACTGCGGAACCAAGTCACCACCTGCTGAACCAGC